TTGTAAGCAAAGCCATACATAAGCCCAAAATGCTACTGCTACTACTATCATTGTTTTTACACTCATGTTTCTCTCCTGGTTAATTACTACAATGCCTATATTAACGACCTAAAATACATTGTCAAGCATTTTCTAACAAATAATTAGTTTACAACTAGAATTAGTTATGTTAATCTTTTTTGGCATTATTAACTAAAGGAGAGTGTATGTACAAGATTAAGAACTGGGAGAAGTTTAATCTCTATAACCCAAAGAACCCAAGATATCAAAAAAAGATGACATGGTTCAAATTTTATGGTACGGATTATATAAATAACATAGATATCCATAGACTGTCTTTTGAACAAAAAGCTGTTTTAGTAGAGTTATGGTGTCTTGGTTCTGAAAGTGATGGAGTGTTACCTGACAACTTTGAAATAGCTTTTAGACTTCATTACCCTATTGATTTTGTTGAGAAAATAGTAAAAGAACTATTTACTAGAGGATTGCTAGTCGAAAACTACGAGCCTGTTACGATAGAGAAGAATAAGAGAAAAGAAGAGAATAATATATATGTCGTTAAAACGACCAAAAGGTTTGAAGAATTTTGGGAAAGCTATCCTAATGTTCGTAAGGTCAATAAGAAAACATGTATGGAAAGATGGGCTAATAAAAACATCGACGCTATAGCAGATGAAGTGATAGGGTATGTAAACAAAATGAAAGATACTCAATCATGGAAAGATGGCTTCTCACCAGCTCCACTTACTTTGCTTAACCAGGAGAGATGGAACGATGGTGACGTGCAACAAGTTCGTAAAGTTTGGGAGGGTGGCATTTAGTGAATATAGGTGAAGTAATAGATAAACTAACAGTAAGCCAATCAACAGTTCAAGAATTTTATAACGAGGGGTATGGACATGCGGAGTTTAAGGTTAAAGGTACGGATATATTTGCTGATGATTTGGTCAAGTATTTTAGTGAAGAAGTTCATAGTGGCAAATCACTTGGATGGATTAAGACGGAAGATAAATTCCGTATTAGGTCTTCGGAACTAACAATTCTTACCGGTGTATCAGGTCATGGTAAGTCAATGTGGTTATCGCAAGTTGTATTAGCTATGATGAAACAGAATACTAAATGTCTAATAGCTTCTTTAGAAATGAGACCTGTTCTTACATTAGCTAGAATGATTACACAGGCATTAGGTTCACCAGAGCCAACAGATGATTACATACGTAAGTTTTGTGATAGAGCTAAAGATAAGTTATATATATACGACCAAACAGGAAGTACTAAGTCAGAAGACATGATAGCAACTTTACATTATGGAAAGCATGTATTGGGAGTTGATGTTTTTATTATTGACAGTCTTATGAAATTGGATGACGTGTCTGAAGAGTCTTTAGATGGACAGAAAAGATTGACAAATAGTTTGGCAGTTATAGCACGTGATTTACAAGTAAGTATTTTTTTAGTAGCACATACTAGAAAACTTAAAGACGAGTCAGAGATACCAGATGCTACAAACATTATGGGAAGTTCGCATATTCGTAACTTATGTGATAATATTATTTGTGTATGGCGTAACAGATACAAAGAGAAGTTGATAGAAGAAGGCAAGACTTCTGATGACGAGTTAAAGATTATTCCAGATGCAAAGGTCTTTGTTCAGAAGCAGCGTAATGCACAATGGGAAGGTTCATTTAACTTTTGGTTTGACCAAAAAGGTTTACGATACAAGGAATCACCATGACCATAAATGAATTTATCAAGCAATGCAAAAAAGTATTTGGAAATGACATTCAATACAAAGCAACTTCTAAAGACGGACAAGTATTTAAAACGAAAGGATGGAGAGATGATAAAGTGGGCATTAACGAAAGACAACTTACCCCAGCTTATAGAGAAACTAAAAACTCTTGACTTCACTAAACGCTGGCGTGTAACAGTAACAGACGCTAAACTTAACCGTAGTCTTGAACAGAACGAAAGGTTATGGGAACTATATACAAGTTTAAGTAATCATTTAGGTATTGAGAAAGACCGTATTCATGAACTTTGTGGCTTTAAATTTTTGAGATACCAAACTGAAATAGCAGGTATGCCTGTAGAACTTATAAAGTCAACAACAAAACTAACCACAAGTGAAATGACAGAATACCAACAACAGATAGAGGTATGGGGTCAGACTATGGGTTGGGGTTGGGATTACTAGTGCAAGTAATTCAAATACAACCTAAAGAAACTTATCAATGGTTACTTGAAAAACATTATGCAAAACGTATACCACAAATTATGCACGCATTTGGTTTATATGTTGATGAAGTTTTGAAAGGGGTGGTTACTTATGGAATACCGGCAAGCCCTGCATTATGTATGGGTATATGTGGTAAAGAATATTCAGATAAAGTTTTAGAACTTAATAGACTTTGTTTAATGGAAAACAATAAAAATGAGTCAAGTTTTTTAGTGGCTAATTCTATAAAATTATTGCCAAAACCTACAATTGTAGTAAGCTATGCTGATACATCAAAAGGTCATGTTGGTTATGTTTATCAAGCTACAAACTTTTTATTTACAGGAACTACAAAAGAAAGAACTGATATGGGTGGTAGAGATGGTAAACATTCCAGGCATAGCAAAGACCCAACAATAAGAGTTTTTAGAAGTTCAAAACATAGATACATACTTTTTCATGGAAGTAAAACAGACAAAAAAATTATGAGAAAACTGTTAAAGTATAATATAGAGCCTTATCCAAAAGGTGATAGTCAAAAATATGATGCCGGTGGAAATATACAAACACAACAAGTTATGTTTATATGATTGAAGATTTAGGTAATGTAAGACTAGCCACATTAGAAGACTTGCCTTATGTTATTAGTTTAAGTAAAAAAGAAAGTAGTTCATTAGGGTTTATTCCTAAAATGGCTTATGAAGCAGCAATAACAGGCATTAAAACTGGTGATAGATGGAGTAATGTTTGTAACGATAAATTGTTTATAATAGAATGTAATAAAGATTTAGTAGGGTTTTGTTTGTGTAGTTTTGGATTGCCGCATGCAAATATGAGAATAGGTCGTATAGCTCAAATATGTATCCAAACAGATGCAAGAAAATTATTAAGAGGTAAATTATTGCTTGACCATGTTATTAATTATGGTGAAACAAAATTTACTTTTAGATGGCAATGTGGTTGTGCAGATGATTTAGAAAGTAATGTTTTTTGGAAGGCAATGGGTTGGGTTCATATTGCAGAACGACAAGGTATATCACATAAAAATACCTGGAAACAAACAAGCAAAAGGAAAGTTAATGTTTATAGATTTGATAAAATGGATTTTTTACTTATATGAACTATAGAAATAAAAAACTATTAGAGATTGTTAGAGAAGCTCCATGTATGATGTGTTCAATGGAAGATGGAACAGTTTGTGCAGCTCATAGTAATCAATTAAGAGATGGCAAAGGAACTGGCATAAAAGCAAACGATTTTAGAATTGCAGCATTATGTCACCAATGCCACCACATGATAGATAATGATAAATCATTAGATAAGCATGATAGAATAGCAGCATGGGAAGAAGCACATAGAAAAACTATAGGATGGTTATTTACTAACGGACATTTAGGAGTAAAATAAATGGGTAAAGGTTCTGGAAGAAGACCATTGTTAATTTCTGAGCAAGAAGCACAAGACAACTGGGACAAGATATTTAAAAAGAAAAAGAATAGTGATGACGTATCACCACACACTTATGAATACGAACTTAATAAGTCTACCGGTGATGTAGAGAAAAGATTTATAGACGGAATATCTAAACCTAACGAAAGTCAATTTGATGGCAACTAGCCCAACGCAGTTAAGTCTTAAAAAATTACGAGAAGAAGGATACCTAGTTGATGTTGTAGAGAGATGGATACCAGGTGCGAATATTAGAAAAGACCTCTATGGCTTTGGAGACCTCTTATGTATAAAAGGAAAAGAAACTTTAGTTGTCCAGACCACAACTGCAAGTAATATGGCGGCACGCTGCCGAAAGATAGCAGACCATGAGAACGTAGGTTATGTTCGTGATGCTGGTTGGTCTATTCATGTACATGGTTGGCATCAAGACGATAAAAAGAAATGGCATTGTAAAGTTAAGGATGTATCATGAGCCATAGAGATAAAATATTATCTTACCTTACAGAACCTAGAACTATACATGACATAGCCAATCATGTAGAAGCTAACTATCACACTATTAAAAACTTGCTTGTATCCATGAAGATGGAAGGGGATATACATTCATTTAAAGATAACGATAATAGACTTATGCACTATTACATTCCACAACCACATCCATTACAAGCTATATTTGGACACACAGCAAACTTCACAGAAGACCAGATAAAAGGCGTCATAAGCCATAATGCAGATGATGCTAAACATAACCTTCAACAAAGAACTACACAAGAAACATTTGGGCAAAGCGTAGCATATACGCTAACACAATATGATTAGTATGGAACGCTTATTGTCCATCCTTGAGGATTGGAGCTTATGGATGAAACATGATACCCATAAACTAGGATACCCCTCTAAAAGCATAGGTATGTCATCAGGAGGTGAGTCAACTTCAGAAGTATTCGAAGAAATGTGTTCTGCCCAAGACATGAGCAATATTAGAACTATACACGCTATCATACATAGCTTAGAACAAGGACAACAAGACGCTATCTATGCTAAATACTTGGGAGCTAAGCCACCTTTAGCCTTTTATTGGCAATTAGATATGGCATATGATAATCTTTTGACAATTGCAGAAAGACGGATAAACGCATAATGTTGTTGTCTC